GGATTGTCCTGGTGAACTTCATCGATCATTTCATTGGTCAATTCCATCACCAATGCATCAACGTTTTTATAGTCCCCAGCTGCACCGATTGTGATTTTTCCGACCGTTGCACCAGAAGACAAAACACGTGCAGGATTTTCTTCACGCATTTTTTGCAGCCAGCCTTTGTTGACATCCTGCAATTTAGGGTTGGCCACAATGTCTGTTGTTGTTGCAATTGATGTACCGTTAAAGCCGATCATGATGCGGTCAAGACCTTGACGTTTCTGGATTTGACCAGAAAAACGCGCATAGAAATCTTTAAATTTTGCCCACTGATCCAATTTTGCATATTTGATAGCTGTATCAAAGTCTGTTTTACGACAGAAATAAAAACGTTCATCCATAGATGTCGGATCTGTTGCCTGACGATCAGTAGTACTTGTATTAGTACGTGATGCAGTAGGACGAGAAATACCAAGACCCACTGCAGAACCTGATTGTTCTGGAACGTGGAAAACATTGATTTTTTGTAAGAATGCAGAAGATAGTTGAATTTTATCTTCAAGCTTTTGTTGAACTGATGGTGCAACATTGAACTTTTGGGAAACTTTTTCAACGTTGTTTAATTTAGCCAGTTGCTTCATTACGGCATTATATTTTAAACGTGTTTCGTTACGCATGATGTGTACTCTTTTTAATTCTAGAATGGATTAGCGAACTAAATTAGCAATCAACTACTTCATTGAAATTTGAATTGCCAGACTTTGGACGCGGATCTGAATCGGGCTCACCATCGAGCTTGGTTTTCAACTCGTTGAAGTCTTTTTGCAGCTGCTCATGTGCTGTATTCAAATCATTGAAATCATTTTCAAGTTTTGAAACTGCCTGACCTTGATTTGCTGTTTCTTGCGCAATTTCAACAATGGCTTGTTCTTGCTCAGAAAAAGATTCCACAGACTTTTTCTCTGTTTCTTCTTGTTTTGAGAATAATTTTTTTACTTTGTCGAGTAAGCCTGCAGAATAAGATTGCGGCTCTTTGATTTCTTCAAATTCAAGAGCCACTTCTTGAGCAGCAGTAAATAGATTTTCTGGACGCTGTTTTTTGTCAGCAAATGGATTCACTTTTGCACCAGCAGCAAATTGCAGCATTTCAGTACCCAGTGATGCTGGGCTATCCGTTACAGCCAAACCGATTAAATATGCTGAACCAGTTTTGGCAAAGTTTTCATCAACTTCAATGGATGTATAAACTTTTTGTTTTTTCTTATTCAGTGCAATCAGACTTTCTGTTGGTTCGATTTGTGCAAATAAAGCATCTTTTTCTTCACCATCAATGGTGACTTTTTCAGTTTTTAATGCCAAAACATCGCCATAAGCACCAAAAACACCATCTGGATAAATACTGCGGAAATGCTCGATATTAATGCGCGCACCGTATTTGTTCGGATCATAACTCTGCGCCATCTGGATAATCCAATCGGCTTGAATTTCACGACCATCAGTGGTGTCACCAGCTAAAGCTATACGAAACCATTTTGATTTGTATTTTTTATCTTCTTTGCTCATTTGCAAACCTATTCGTTAATTATGAACGGATATAAATCACGATTTTGAATAGGTGCAGAATGGGCAATCTAGCGCATTCCCTGCAATTGAATAGGCTTGTATATGAGCTATATACAAATAGGGTCGACTGATAATTAAGTCTTGTACTGCCAATGTTTGCACATTAAATCAAGCAACCTCTGGCAATGAATGACTTATCCCCTATAGCAAATTTGCACCTCATTATGGACAACAAACTTAAAGCCAAATTTCTGTACTGGCTTGGGTGGAAGATTGTCGATATTGCAGAAGTTCTGAATGAAAATGAAAGAACAGTCCAAGCTTGGAAAACACGTGAAGATTGGGAAAAAGAAAAGCCCGAAAATCGGGTAGAAAATGCTTTAACTGTCCGTTTGATGGTGCTCATTCTTAAGAATAAAAAGACATCGGGCGATATTAAAGAAATTGATATGTTGATGCGAGCTTATAAAGAATTTGCCCGGATTGAAAAATATCGTAACGATGGTACTGAAGCTGACCTGAACCCAGAGATACGTAAACGTAATTCTGCTCCACGTAAAAAAATCCCCAACCATTTCACTGAAGAACAGATTGAAGAACTGGTTCTGGCATTTGAAGAAAACCTGTTTGATTATCAATGGACTTGGTATCGTGCAGGCGACCAACGTTCACGTGCAATTTTAAAAAGCCGACAAATTGGTGCGACATATTACTTTGCACGTGAAGCATTGATTGATGCTTTGAAAACTGGTCGAAATCAAATTTTCTTGTCTGCATCTAAAGCTCAGGCACATATTTTCAAACACTATATAAAAGCCTTTGCAGCGGATGTATGTGGGGTTGAACTAACTGGTGACCCTATTGTTCTTTCCAACGGTGCAGAACTTTTATTCTTAGGTACTAATTACCGAACAGCCCAAGGACATCACGGCAATTTTTATTTCGATGAATTTTTTTGGACTCATGGATTTAATGAGTTAGAAAAAGTTGCATCTGCAATGGCTCTGCATAAAAAGTGGCGTAAAACCTACTTTTCGACACCTTCAACTATTACTCATGAAGCTTATGGTTTCTGGACTGGTGCTCGATTCAATAAAGGTCGTCCAAAGGATAAGCAAGTCAAAATTGATGTTTCTCATAAGTCGCTAAAAAAAGGACGAATTTGTGAAGACAAAATCTGGCGACAGATTGTCACGATCCTAGATGCAGAAGAAGGCGGATGTGACTTATTTAATATTGATGACCTTCGATTTGAATACTCTGCAGATGATTTTGAAAACTTACTTATGTGTGAGTTTGTGGATGATGGCCAGTCCATGTTTCCACTCAATATGCTTATGCATTGTATGGTGGATAGTTTAGAAATTTGGTCTGACTTTAAAGTTTGGCATACTCGCCCTTTTGCGAACAAACCCGTTTGGGTTGGTTATGATCCAGCTTTAAGTGGCGATAATGCTGGGTTAGTAGTCCTTGCTCCTCCTGGTGTAGCCGGGGGTAAATTTAGAGTACTTGAACGTCATCAATTTAAAGGTGATGACTTTGCTCAACAAGCCGAACATATCCGAAGTATTACTAAACGGTATAACGTGACTTATATCGGTATTGATACAACAGGTATGGGGGTTGGCGTTGCGGAATTGGTACGTCAATTCTTCCCTGCAGTTCATTCATTCAAATATTCGCCAGAAGTTAAGGCTCAGCTCGTCTATAAAACCTTAGATGTGGTCCGCAACGGACGACTTGAATACGATGCTGGAGATAAAGACCTGACTCAATCATTGATGAGCATTAAGAAAACAATTACAGCAAGTCAAAAACAAATCACTTTCACTGCCGGACGTTCAGAAGAAATTGGCCATGCGGATCTGGCATGGGCACTCATGCATGCAATTTATAACGAACCATTGGCTGGCATAACAGAAACAAATACTTCCGTATTGGAGATTTATTCATGAACCCTTTTTCAACAGCTAAAAGTTTGATGAACTAGCCATTCCACAAAAAACTGAAGCATTTTCATTTGGTGATGCAGTACCAGTACTTGATGGAAATGATTTAGCAAATTATATGGAATGTTGGTTCAATGGTCGGTGGTATGAACCGCAAGTAAGTATGGAAGGATTATCTAAAAGTTGGGGATCCACACCATACTTGAGTAGTGGAATTATTTTTAAACGGAACTTTTTGGCCAACTTATTTATTCCACATCCTCGTTTAAGTCGTAAAGCATTTGAACAAGTTTCTTTGGACTTCATTTGGTGTGGAAATACTTATGTTGAAGACATTAAATCCAGACTAAAAAATACAATTGAATATAAGCCGGCATTGGCAAAGTACACTCGTGCTGGGGAACATGCAGGCCAGTACTTTTATTTAAACCATGGTAACCGTGGGTATGAAGAATATGAATTTGCTCAAGACCGTATTTGTCATATTCGAGAAACGGATATTAATCAGGAAATTTATGGTACACCAGAATATATGTCTGCATTACAAAGTGCATGGCTGAATGAATCGGCCACTCTATTCCGTCGTAAATATTACAACAATGGATCTCATGCCGGTTTTATCTTATATGTGAACGATCCAGCCAGTGATCCAAAAGATATTGATACTTTACGAACTGCATTGAAAGAAAGTAAAGGACCAGGGAATTTTAGGAACTTATTCTATTACAGCCCAAATGGGAAAAAAGATGGTATCCAAATCATTCCAACTTCTGAAATTGCAGCAAAGGATGATTTTACAAATATCAAATCTATTACTCGGGATGACATACTTGCTGCATTACGGGTTCCACCTCAGCTCATGGGTATTGTTCCAAGTAATGCTGGTGGTTTTGGTGATATTAAATCTGCAACAGAAGTTTTTTATCACAATGAAATTGTTCCTCTTCAATCACGATTAAGTTCAAAGAGTATGGATTGATACAGACCAAGTAGTCTTTAACGGCTACTCATAACTACAATGATATTGTAAAAACGTCGTGCAGTGATGATTAACTGAATTGTTGTATAGGTCATTACTGCCATAATAACCACATAAGCAGGTTTAATATAAGGTTGATCCACCCCCATAAACCCCAAAGAAATTACAATTAATAAAATCATCCAAACACAGCCATAAAAAGCTTGTTTAACAAAACTTTTAAAGTGACCTGTTCTCATCATATTAGAAATTAAAGTTTTATCCATCACCGCAGTTAAAATACTAATTGCAGCAAGAATAAAACCTAAAATCACGCCTGCAATACTGGCAATTTGTTTAGCCAATTCGTATGGACCATTATTACTACTTAAATTTGACAAATATACATCAGCATATTCCCACGCTAACCACCCAGCAAAAAAAGACAAAGCAAATGTAATCAATACATTTGCTATTTTTTTAATTGGTTCAGCCAGCTGAAAAATAGGCATCTATCTCACTCTCTACTTCAGTATAAGCTTGCTCGATTGCTTGATATAAAGCATCCCTTGATATATATCGTCCAGTTACTTCAACCTTCTGTGTTGACTTAATACGATCTGCGATCAAGTCAATTGGTGAAACGACACCATTTTCATCAATTTTAGCAGTTAATTTTTGTGGATCATATTGACTTATGGTACGTACTGAATTTTTTAACCAGTTTGCTAAACGTCGATTCATTCCAGAATACCGCTGATCGATCCCTATTTTAAAAGTCAGGTTATCTGCATCTGAAAGATTTAATAAATCCAAAGCACGTTGAGAAAAATCATCAGCTTGTGGTAATAACTGAGGATTGGTTGGCTTTGGTATTTTCGCTTCAATTTCGACCAGTGTTGTTCCAGTTCTATTTAAACGTTGGAAGGTATCTGCACTAATTAAAGGGGTAAGTTCAACTTTTGTGCCCCATAATCCATATAGTGTATCTGTTAATCGACTATGATGATTTGCATGCGCATTATAATGAATTGCGATCACATTATATTTTGGAAAGTAAATAAAACAGTTATGTTCAACTAACCCTTGCCCATCAACTAAGGGTAAATCTAATTCTGCTCCACCTAATGAACTAATTTTAGGTAAATCATCATTACGAAACTTTCTTAAAGAACCACGACAACCATTTGCCCCGTTCATTGTTAAACCATAAAACTCACGTCTAAAACCGCCATTTTCATGATGATTAACAATCGTTCCATCCATAATTGCCCGAAACCCTTGTAATGGTGTAGTGATAGTTTCAGTTGGGGTAACTGTCATTTGAAAAAAATCAACGCGAATATTTTTTAATGGCGATCTTGGCATTATTAAAATCCGGATAAATTATATAAATATAAATATAGTGTGTCGGTATCTTGGCATAACAGCACATTATCAGCAATATTAAAAAACATAGCAAAATCTGCGTACGTGTGTAGGAACTGGTTATATTTCAAAATAGAGCAAATAAATACAGCTCTTGGCTGAGGCGGGCAGTTGCCCCACCCCACCTGCCCGCTCTAAATGTGGCTGTTTTACTGCAAGGACAAGCAAAATAAAAATTTGAGGAAAGGTGTGCCGTTATTAGGATGTTTCAAAACTTAGGCTAATTTTCTAATACTGCATTTCACTGAAAAACTGCACACTTGCATCATTTGCCTAAAAATCAGTCTTAAACAGTTCAAAATAATTATTTCACCGTATTTGTTTACAGCACATTATTCGATGCGTTCCCATCTTTTAAGCACATAAAAATGTATTTTCTAGGTAATCGCTTTCATTTGAAGTAATAAAGTAATAACCGAATTTAAGTATCTGTATTTTAATAATTAATCACATTACATTTTAAAGTAATTTTTTGTAATATCTAAAGTAATATTTTATAAGTTATTGATTTTATTAAAGTGACAAGTTTATAAATATCACTTTTTTTCACAGTAAGAAATTACTTAAATATTACCTCTAAATTACTTTTTAAAAACTCTATAAGTTATTGTATTAAATATGGTTATAGAAAAATATTACTTTATTACCTCAAAAAAACGCTATTCCCCAAATATTTTTTATTTCCACAAATAAGGGGTTTTTAATGTTTTTCACTCAATTCTTTTTATTTACGTGGGAACAACTTGGGAATTTTTCGCATCAAAAACTCATTTAAACACACCTGTATATAAATATAAGTTATTGATAATTAACAATAAATTGGTGCGGCCAGCGGGACTCGAACCCACGCCACAGGCTTCGGAGACCTGTACTCTATCCAGTTGAGCTATGGCCGCTTCTTTCGGATTGCGCACATCATAACAAAAAAAACCGTAAGGTAAAGCAACTATCTATAAGTCATCATTTTTTGTGCTCATACTTTAAACAATGTTCCATAA